GCCCTGGACCCTACCGCCTGGATTTTCTACACGAACTGGGTTTGGGGTAAACACAGTTTCTCCATCTACCTCAAATACTAGTTTAGTCTTAGGAACAATCGTAACAGGAACCCCTTCTTCCATAATCCTAGCCTTGTCATAGAATGGCACTCGTGAGCCAGATCGAATACTTTTTGACTGACTGAAAGATGAAGAAATTGACAAGCCTTTTCCAATAACCGCATAGTCGATATCAAATAGTCTTGCGTTTGGGCTTCCTGTTTGATACCACTCATAGACGTGGTGAAGAGATTCTGGATTTACTCTGGCGTTTGAGTCAACAAAGTTCTTTAGCATTTCTGAAACTTTGGCTCCGACGAGGTTTAAGAGTGCTGGCATTGCCCTCTCTGCACCATCCAGGAATCCATTTGAATATGCCAAGATGCCCCTCATGTCTTTATTAAATTTAGAAAGGTCTACACTCATTGTTAACATTAAACATCAGTCCCTTGGTTTTCTGATCTACGTAGCACTACCTTGTAATACTCTATCGATCCAAAAGGATTAATGAATGGCTCGTTTGTAGCAATTTCAAAAAGGGTTGACTTGCCAGATCTTGGTCCAGAGGTTTCTATGTAGATTTCGTTACCGCTTGTATCTCTTATGTTTGTTATTAAGATGTTTGTAATTGCATTTCTAGAGTCTGAACTTGATACCCTGATATCTGAGCGAATTCTTCCAAGAAGCAATAGTTCTTTTGTGATATTAACATTTGGCTTAACATCTTCGTTTAGTGCAGATCCTGCCGTGGTCAGAGAGCAGGCGAGGGTCTTATCGTGTATCCACTGCTTCTTGATGCTACCCAAGGCAGTCTGCTCTACGATTGGATAATAGATATCTGCAAGAAGAGGAAAGGTGAAACTGGTAGTTTCGCAGGTAGCCATTAGAGCACCCCGACTTTAGTAATAGACTTCATATACTTGTCAAGTATTTTGTCTACTATAAGATTACCTGTTCCTTCTAGCATCTTCTTGTCAAACTGAATTCTGTACTGATCGGTGTTGTATGTAGTAACATACTTTTGATAGTAGTCTAATCTACCGCACATTAGATCGTCAATTAGCATGACCGTTGCTCTCTCAACATCTGCTGGAATAGCACGGAAGCCTTCATCAAGAACGAATAGGTAGTCTGCATTATTTACAAATGTTCCGTAGGTTCTGTCGTCATAGGCGTAATCTCCTCTGGCAATTGGAAGTTTTGGATAACTGGTTGTAATAATATTTGAGTACCCAGTAAATTCTTTTACGATTGCTGAGTTGTCTAAGGTAACTTTAAATGTGTAAGCCCAAACTCTTTTTGCAGTCTCTGCTCCATTAAGGGTTGGCTCGGTAAGAGTAGTAATTCTAAACTCTGTGGTAGATACTACTTCTTGTACAGAGAAGGTAGAGTTGTAGTCTGTGTTTGTAAATCCTGCCAAGGTTATTGAATCTCCAACAAAGTATCCGTGTGCTGATTCTGTTTCTACCACAGTGTCTGTGCCTGTTGTCTCGAAACTGATAATTGGGATTGCAACGTCTTCTCCATTGAAGATCATAGCATTATTCTCATATACCTTGAGTACACGGTTAGCGTCTCTCCATACTGGCATGTAGTCTAGCCCATTACCGACTACCTGCAAAATTGACTTGTGATTGTAGAAGCCAATTTGGGTGTATGAATCAATGATTGCTCTGGCAATTAGTTCGTACTTCTTGTAATTTGCAATATCTGTTGCGGTGGTAGCAAGTGAACTTGGGTTTACATATGGGCGAATGACATCTAGGTTTGATTCATAGATGATGTGTTCGTGCTCTGAATCGTAAAATCGAATAAGAAACTGACGGTCAAACTGTACTTTTCCTGCTGGCAGGGTATAAGTTACTACGCCATCTTCATCTGATGTGATTGTAGTCTCTTCAATTGAGTGGTCCACCAAATCCTCAACATAGACGATGTAGTCATAGTCAGCATCTGGCAATGTCCAGGTGGTTGTAATTGGATAAGGTGGAACCCTCAAAATTTCCATTTAGAGACCGTACCCCTTGGCGACATCTTCTGGTGTCGCTAGTGTGATGTGGCTACGAGTAAGCCACTTCTCTGCCTGCTCTTCGGTTACAATGTTAAATCCAACCTCTACAGATCCTACACCATTCCAGGTTACGTTTCTTGTTGACAATAAAGCAACAGACTTATCAGCATTTTTCTTTTCAGTCTTTGCTGGCTTCTCTGTCTTCTCTACTACTGGAACAACTTCCTCAACTACAGGAGTCTCTTCTACCTCTTCGATAGTAGCCTCTTCTTGTTCCTTTGCTGCGAGTTCTTCTGCTTCTTCTTGTAGAAGTGCCAAGAATTCCTCTTCTTCGTTAATTAGTTCGTCTGACATAATTACCTCCTAAATTACAATTATAACAGAATAAAATTAAAAAGAGGGCAGAGCCTAAGCCCTGCCCCCTCTTAAGGGTAGTTACAGACTATGAATCTGAACTATCTGCGTCAGCGAATGCAATTGCATCCTCTTCCTCCCACTGAAGACCGAAGCGGACGAATACGGTGTATTCAATTGTGTCCTTCTTTGGCTTGTATTCACGGTTTACAGTGATGTCTCTCTGGAAACCCCAAATACGGTTCTGAGGGAATGTAAGGTCAACGTAACCTGCTGGGTAGTAAGGAACTTCCTGAACGTCAATTCCTAGAACACGAGTGGTGCGAGCACCACCGAATGTCTGACCAGCACCGTCTAGGTATGCCTGACGGTTTGCAGGGGTACCTGCTGGAGTACCAGCAAATGCCTCGGCAATAGCGTCTGCTAGGGTACCGTTGTGCTTGATAATACCCTGGAATGCGTCAGTACCAGCGTAGAACTTAAGGTTGTTCTTAAGTGCACGATACTTACGTGGCATAGCCAAGATAATGTTCTGCATTACATCTGGAGTCCAAGCGTTGTCTGAGACAGTTACTACTGACTCGTGGGCATCGCCATTCTCCTTAGCCTTGTTGATAAAGCCTTCCATGATACCGAGGAATGCACCATCGCCACTGTCGCCAGTACCGTTAATTGCTAGGTCCTCAATGTCATTTGCGAACGCATTTGTCATAAGACGTACTAGGTGATCCTCTAGAGCACCACCTTCAATACCGTCTTCAAGTGCTTCTGATGAAACTTCCCAATCAAGACGAATCTTCTTGGTGGTAAGTTCTACCTTTGTAAACGATGCACCTGCGTTGGTGTAGTTACCTACAGCCTGAGCAGCAGCACGGATTACACGCTCTCCCACGTTAACTTTTTCAAGTTCCATGGTGTTTGCTCTCATGGTCACACGGCGACCATCCTTGGCGAGAACTGTGGCATCCCACACGTAGTCAATAAAACGACGTGCTTGCTCTGGGCGAAGGATACCGCTACCTGCCTCACCAGAAGGGTTTACTGCGTTTGGACCAGTTGTTAGTCCTGCAAGTGCTACTGGAATGTTTCCGATTGCACCTGTTGTTGCATAGTTACCTGGTACGTTTGAGCCATCTTCAGAACCTGATGCGAATGCACCCTGTCCTTGATATAGACCAGGAGTAGTGTCTCCTAGTTGACCAGATGTACCTGGTTGGTTTTTGATAATTTCTTCCGACATATTGTTCACCTCCTGAGTGATTTTGTATTTGTTTTTATCTAAATAGATCGGCAGTTTTGAGGAAACGTCCGCCCCATAGGGATTTCTCAACCAATTCTGGTTGATTTTCCTGTACGATCTCGCCTAGATCGCCAGACTTGCGGAAAGCGGTGTCAGCCTCAACAGCGTCCACTCTCTTTCCAAACTCGTCAAACACGCCTCTTGTTGCAGTTACCTCATTTTTTACTGCAGCAATTGACTTGTGTAGTTCTGCGATTTGCTCGGCTTGTGCCTGAACAACCGCAGTTAGATCGCTAAAGGCTTTTGTGACGGTGTCCTTGATGTCTGCAACTGCAGTCTCAAGAGCCTCGTCTGACTTAGCAACAGGCTCTACAACTTCGTCTGTTGATTCCTGCGCGTCGCTGGCTTCGGCTAGATTTAGAGCCTCTTCC